GCACGACTGGATGTAGCCCTCGTAGATGGTGGACTCGTCGCTGTAGATGCGCACCTTGTCCCCCGGCCAGTACTGGCCGTTGTTGATGACCTCAACCTCCATCTTTCGATAGGCGAAATAGGCGTAGCATATGGCGTCGGCGATGTCCGTAAAATTGGAGCGGGTGATCAGCGTCACGCCGTCAACGGACATGTTTCTGCTTCCGGCGGTGGGTGTCGCATTGTCAATCGATATTGTCAGGTCCCTATTGAAGCCCCATGTCTCGCCATCGCCGTCCACGGCGGTTTCGTCGGAGGTATCGGTGTCCGGGTCGGTGACCTTATGAAAGCCCGTGTATGTCGTAAATTCGAGGCTCGACGCTTCTCTCAGATCTTCAAAGTCGGGCTTCCAGTAGGTGTCCTTGAGCGGGATTAGCGTTGCCTCTGCCGTCCCGTTGAGCTTTGGCACGGGAACCAGCATTATCGTGCCGTCCTGCCATTGCTTTGCCATTGCGCCGATGCACAGGCATATCCATTGGAGGCGTTCACGCGCCGTCTGCTCCGGGCAGAAGCCATGCACAGGTGCGCCACCAATGCTGTAATGGACGTTGATGCTCACCGCCTTTAGACTTCCTGAAACGGGCAGCTCATTACACAGCCTCCACACAACATGATCAGCGTTTTCGTTCTGGTACATCACAGCGGCCACTTTCCATTCATCCAGCCATGCGATGTCGGATTGCGCCTCAACGTGAATCACGTCGGGACTCAGGCGCTTGGTGGATGAGACGATGTAGGACGCCCACAGGGCGTTCAGATCGTCATAGAGATCAAGCCACAAGCCCACGTCGTCCGTGGTGTGGATGTCCACGGAGAAGCCGCAGGCGGGGAGGGAGGACAGCGTCAGGTCCGTCTCCGGGGCGAAGGAAAGGTTGGAGATGCGCCGGTATGTGCTCTGCCCGTCGTGGGTCTTGATATACATAGCCGCCTCCTCAATACCGGGTGATGTCGGCGTTGCGGTATTGCACCGTCAGCTCCCAGCGGTTGCCGACCCAGATGTAGGTGTCGCCCTCGGAGTGCGCGGCCACCTCCGGCATATTGCCGTGGCCTAATGTGATGGCCTCGGCGAGGGTGTGCGTGCGGGTGGGATTGTTGGCTGTGATGGTGAAGCCCAGCCCCTTCCAGTATTGTCCACCGTTGGGCAGCCGCACCAGCACGTCCCCAACGTTGTCGATTCGGCCCGTGATGGTCACGCTGGACTGGTTGTAGGGCAGGACCACGGTATGCTCCCCCACCGGGTCGGTGAGGATGTCGTAGAGCGCCGTGTGCCTGTCCCGCTGGTCCAGCGGGATCGCCACGCGCACGGTGTAGGACATGTACGTGCCGATGACGTCGTTGAAATACGCCTTGTTCAGCATCAGCCCCGACAGCTCGGAGGCGCGTATCTCCGCCGCCCGCTCGATGGTGCACGGCCACGGCCATACCATGCCGTCAATGGTAAACATCAGTACGCGCCTCCCTTCGCCAGCCGCACGCCCACGCGCTGCTCCTCGGCGCTGCCCAGCTCAAAGGCCAGCCGCCCAAATTCTTTCTCACCCACCTGCATGATGACCGTCACGGGGCGGGACTGGGCTTCACGGGGGACAAAGACCTCGCTGCCCGCGTTGGCGCTGTGTACGGCGTTCGTTATCATGCGTTGCAGACTATTGACGCCGACGACGGCCTCCGGGCCAGCGTCACCAGCTATCTGAAACGCGCCGTTAGCATATCCAAAAATACCAGAAGTTCTGTATATGCGTCCACCAGACATAGCCGAAGCATTTCTGTTGATTTTACCGCCAAACAAATCTCCTATATACCCAACTACGTTTATAAAAAAGTCTTTAACACTGAGCTTTCTTTGTATACTATTTGCTACTTCAGTGCCAGCATCGGAACCAGCGTTACTAAGACTATTATATAACGAGTTAGTTATATTAGAACCTTCGGATCCCATAGCGTCAAGCACGCTACTGGCCATACTACTACCGCCGTCTACACCAGCATTACTTATATCAGTAGCCAGTAATTCACCAGCCGCTTGACTAGCTTGGTCTAAGTTATCAAATATCCCTTGTGCCACGCTAATACTCGCTGTACTTACGGCATCAACAGTGTCGTTAATTCGTGGTGTAGCACCATCATCTATGCCATATCCCAAAGCTTCGCCTAAGGTAATACCGGATTGCCTAAAATCTGGATATTTGGATTCCAAGTCGCGCATTAAATCCGCCACAGCCATGCTATCTAATTCCAGACCACCAATCTTTACCTTTGAGCCAACTGCGGCTGTAGCAAGCACGTCGTCCAAGTCAGACACCAATGTATCAGGATCAATTCTAGCTTTAATCTTTACTTCAACGCTGCTGTCCGTATTAATGTTGCTTGGTTTTTCGTTACCAGTGAGCCATCTATATGATCTGATTGCCGCGCCCAGTGGGCCGACACTGTGTTCATCAAGGTAATCAATAGCTCCTTCAATAACTCCTACTACGAACGACGAACCGAGATCCCTAGCGGCCCCCAAAAACGCCGGAGTAACCGTGTCTACAAGTATAGTAAGTATTGGAGTAATCGCTTCTCCTAAAGCTTCTATTTCATCTTCGTACTTGTCAGTAAAATTACGTATTTCAACGCCAAGCTGTTGTATACCACCCAAAAGACCATTTACACTAACGGCATCGGTAATGTTTTCAAGCGCCCCTGTAGCATATTGTACTACATCACGAAGTGGGCTTTTAACATCATCGTATAGAGCAATTTTCAATACATCCAGTTCAGCGTTAAACCGTGCTATGTCACCCCACAGATTATCGAGCCGGGTATCGGCCATGGCTTGAGCAGCGCCGTCGGCATTCCTAATAGCGTCAGTTAACTGCCTTACGTCAGCCTCACTTGCGGTCATAAGCGCAAGCCAACCCGCTATACCACGCAGGGAACCAATCTGCTTACCGTAGTATATCTGCTCCTGATCGGTAAGACCACCCAATTTTGTCCGAGCATCTTTAGCCACCGCGCTAAACTCACGCAACTGCCCATTGGAATCGCGCATGCTGATTCCAAGAGCAGCAAACTGAGGTTCCAGTTTAGCCACAAATTGCTCCCGTTCAACTGCCGTAGTAAGGCTATTCCACTCAGTAGTCCATGCATCAAGATCACTGGCAAACTCTGCCATAATCTCGTCCGCACTCCGGCTACTGGCAGAAAACTCACCGAACGCAGCAGTAACCTTATCTGCCTTGTCAGGGTCAAGTTTATTCCATGCTTCGCGCATATCGGCAAGCACTTCGCCCCAAGGACGAGCACGGCCCTCAGCAGTATAGAAAGAAACACCGAGTTCGTCAGTAACAATTTGCAGAGCACCGAGATCTTTCGCAGTAGCACCAGCATTGGTGGCTATTCTCGTGAAGATATTTCGCAGGGCGGTACCAGCCTGAGAACCCTTAACACCACTGTTGGCAATAAGACCAACGGACAGCGCAACATCCTCAATGGAATATCCCAAGGCACCGGCAATGGGAGCCAGATTCTTGAAGGTCTGCTGCATACGGGCAACATCAGTATTAGCATTTGTAGCAGTCACTGCCAAAACATCAGCAAAATGAGCAGCCTGACCAGCACCAAGACCAAATGCTGTAAGGCTATCGGTCACCATGTCAGAAGTCATTTTGAGGTCTTCACCAGACGCAGCGGCAAGGGCCATAACACCGGGGAGACCAGATATAGCTTGTTCGGCGCTCCAACCAGCCATACCCATATAATAGTAAGCTTTAGCAGTCTCTTCTGACGTAAATATAGAATCACGTGCTTGCTCAAGAGCAAACTCGCGAAGCTCATTCATAGTGGCCAGGTTCTCTGCTGTATTCTCGGTCAAGCCCATAACGGCTTGGACTGCTGACATCTGCTTATCAAAGCCCATGCCGGTCTCAACCACATCTTTACCAAAATCTACAACTGCTCCAGCAAACTGCAGCAGCAGACGGCGGGCCATATTAATCCCGCCTTCAAAATTGGCGATGTCCAGACCCAACGAGGCCGAAAGAGTAAACAGATCCATTAGTCCACCACCTTAATACCAAAACGTTCTAACCGCTCAGATACTATGTCCTCACATGGGCGATCGTCCTCTTCTTTGGGATGAATCATGTCATAGTATCTTATGCCCGGGTTGTTATCCAACGCACAGCATATCAAATACAGACAGTCTGTCTTATACACACGGTATGTTTCTAACTCTGCATGTTTGTTTATAACGGCTGTTATGCCGTCCCTTAAATATCCGACACCGGCCAATTGGAACAGATCAAGGCGTACAGTGTTTAGCCATTCAAACCATTCTTGAAGGCTGGCGCAAGATACAACGTAAAAAAACCCTTCACCTCTGCGTTGCCGAGCATCTGCATAATGGCAGTAAGGTACTCAACCATGGTGTGGTTATTAAAATCCTCAGGGTCTGTGAAAGTGGCGAGGCACATCAGATTCTTGGTGGCCTCAGGGTTCTTCTCCAGCGCGATGGTGATAATCTCACCCATGTTTTCAGCAGCCAGCTTAGAGATAGCCTCAACTTTCTCGTTCTGGCTCATGTCCTCGTACCCCTCAGGGCGACGAGCACGAATCTCCGGAATACCGATCTCTTCCACCCAGTCCACAAACGGACCACGAAACTTCACTACCTGCGAGATAAACTCGTCAGGGGTACAGTTGGCAAAATGTTTCATACCGCTCCTCCTATAATGCATTGGGGCGGTGTAAACCGCCCCTTAGATGTCCTTTAGGTACTAGTACCCGGCTTAATGTAGATCTCGAACGGGGGAGTATCAGACACGTCCACGGAGTAATGGCCAGTAAACTCGAACGAGAACTTGCCCTTCTCCTTATCAGCGGTCTGCAGCTGGAAGCCACCAGTGGACAGGGCGTCCATCATCTTAATGGCAATGTAGCCAGCGGTCTTGCCGGTGCCGGTCTCGTTCTTGTCACTATAATCAGCAACAAGCCAGATGTCGCGGAAATCGCCCGTCTCCTCAGTGAGGTCCAGCACAGAGCGCGGAGTGATCTTGCCGGATGCAGCGGTCAGATCGGCGGCTGCAGCAAGCCAACGAGCGGCGGCAGGGGTAATGGCAATCAGGGTACCGGACATCTTAACTCCCCAATCTTCAATGCGCTTGAGTTCCTTGGTATTCTTGGGAACATTATCGATGTCTTCCCCGAAATCTGTGTAACTGGGGGTGGCGGTGAAATTTACGCCGCCAGAAGTAGGGCCAAGAATGTTGGCGTCAGTAACAGTGGCGGTGGCGGGGTCAAAATCCGTAAGCAGAACACCGGCCCCGATCACCAGAGTTTGGAACGTGTTATTCGGGTACTGCGTGTATTCCACAATATCATCTCCTTATCTTGTATTGGCATGCAGTATCATCGTAAGATACGCAACCTTTAGGTTAGGGTCGTTCATTGGCTGCAGCTGGATGAACGGGGTATTGCCATCCTTGAAGATAACAACCGACCCGTACTCAGTAGGAATCGTTATACCCCTACCGATAGCCCTCTCGATCTCACCGCACTTGGCTAACACCGGACCGGCAGAAGTATTACGGTACCACACCCTCGCATGGAAAATCGAAGTGTGTAACGGCTCCGGTATCATCAACTGATAAGTGATGTACGGCGGGTTGTTTTCAACCAAACCACCTCCACCGTCAGGTATCTTCTCCGGTACGCTATCTTCGAGAAAAGCCGGTATATCAAATCGAGTGAAAAAATCGTGTAGGGCTACGGTAACATTCGTGGAAACATCATCAATCATCGGGCAAATCCCACCTCTCAGCACGTACTTGGCCGATAGAAAATGATGCTCTATTCGGAGTCTCATTATCCCTGATGTTAGTGGTAACCCTATAAGTTAGGCCATCAGAATGGCGTCTAAAGACATCATGGAACTGCAGTGGAAACCCCTTCTGCACAGTGACAGTATATAGCTCCGTAACCCCTTCTTTCTCAGCAACACGAGCAGCAAGAGTGGAATCCTCGGTAATGGCAGCATCGAACTCAACACCATCTACCCACGCATTTACATACGTGCCAAACCGGTCGAGCACTACGCTCCTATTCACCATTGTGCACTTTTCCATAGATTCAGCAATCAGGCTCATTATACTTTCCTCCACCTATTAAGTCTAACGCTGAACACATCCTGCCAGCTGATTGCCGCGTTGCTTCTGAAATTGGTGCGTTGGCTGTACGAATAATTGCCAAACTTCTCAGAAATATAACCGGTGATTGGGTACTTCTTCAACCACTCGGATATCTCTTCTGTAAGGTCCAGCAACTCCTTCGGCACTGCCATGGCCCAGATCTCACCTTCGAACTCCTCGTCAATAAGATCTGTTGCTGGGTACTGATATACACCGTCGTTAAAGACTGACCCCACAATCCTAAAATACTGCCCGTCCTGCAGAAAATCAAGGCTGATAGTATTGCCCTCAATAGTATACCCACCATGGTGGACGCCATCTTTAACTATAAAATAGTTATTAAGATGGTTTAAAATTGTTGCCAACATCTATCAGCCCCCCTTTCATTTAGGTTACGCCTCAAGCTACATTAGCCGAGGGAAATAATACGGGCAATCGGGATAGACTTGCTCTCGTAGTAGCTGGGGGTAGAGCTATTGGTATCCTTGACAGGCGTCCACCGAGCAGCGGTTTCGAGCTGAGCATCAGTCGGGGAAATGATAGCGGTAGAAGGCTGCACGAAGCTGAAACCAACCGGCGCGAACAGCTTACGCTGACGGGTGTACAGAGTATCCATACCACCATTAGTGGCCGGGTCACGGTCCACCTCATTAGGGACCTTCACACCACAGTCGCAGTAGTCGATCGCACCACGACCCAGCAGGTAGGTAGTGTACTTGGTCACAGCAGAAGAGCCGCTGCCGGTGGTTTCCACCGTACCCTCATCGTCGATCAGGACGGTCCTGCCGTTCCACGTCCGCATGTCGGTGGAACGCTCCAGACCGTTTGCGTCAACCTGCTTGACGAACTCCAGCAGGTTCAGGTTCTCCAGATTGGTGGCAACCTGAGAGTGCATAATCGCCAGACCGAACAGGTTCTTGTTCGCACCGACAGCCTTCTGCAGGGCGTCGTTCAGAGTGGTAGCGCCGACATTGGCAGCGGCACCAGTGCCACCGGAGATATCCAGAGTGTGGTCGGTGTTGAAGTTGTTGGTGCTCACACCAAAAATGCCCTTGAGGATGGACAGGATGGTTGCCTGATCGACATCATCCCAGTATTCACCGACCTGATTGGCGATGTCGGCCATAAAATCATGGCCACCGGTGATGTCATAGGCAAAGTCCTTCTCAGTCCATGCCTTGGCACGGCCAACGACGATCATAGACTGCAGGAAAGTGCCGATACCCGTAGCAGTGATGTTGGTGCTGCCGTCGTAGTTCAGCGGGGTGCCCCCGATACGGCCCACCATGGGGATGCTGATGAAGTTGCCGCCGGTCTGATCAGCCAGCATACTCTTGAGGTCATTACGGGTCCGCAGGACACCGGAAGTCAGCAGAGCATTCTGCTTGTAGCGCGGCACAGTCTCCAGATACTTGCCGAATACCTCGGCGTTGAAGAACTTGGTATCGAAAATACCGGGCATATATCATTCTCCTTTCGTTACTTCTTAAGCCAGTTCATGACCTCTGGCGCATTCGGATGCTGATTAGCATACGCCATCTTCTCGGTCAGATTCATCTTGTCGAACGGAGTAGAGGGATTGTTCGGGGGATTACCGACATCCGCTCCGTCCTCATGCGTCTCCGGGATGTAGTCTGCCCAGTCACTCTTGATGGATTCTTTGATCTTATCCACGTTCTCCAGACCCTTATCCCCGAGCTTCATTTCGGAGAAGTCTACGAGACGCAGGATAGCGTCGAATCTCTTCTCGCTGATACCCAACTCCTGCAGCAGCTTGCGGTATTCTGCCTTGATCTTCTCAGTCTCAGCAGCGGCGGCAACATCGGCTTTGTACTTCTCGAACGCAGCGTGCTCGTCGTTGTACTTGGTTTCCCACTCGTTGTCGGCGCTTGCAGCCTTGAGGTCGTCTAATTCCTTCTGGACGCAGGGGAGCTTCTCTGCGTCAGCCTTATACCTCTGAAGATCGTCCTTCAGCGGGTCTACCACGGCGAGATGGGCGGCAATCAGCCGATTCTCGATCTCGTCGGTATGGGCTTCGCCCAGAATACTGCGGATATCACCGCGAGTGAACTTAGGCATAACTCTATCTCCTTTTCTTTGGGCAAGTTCTTCTGCCTACGAGATTTGGGACAGGTACTTTTGTCCCTCTTACTTCCATTATAACACACGAGAGGTTTCGTGTCAAGTGGAAATCATGCTATTGTTGCGTTCTCACCGGTCCAAGTAACGTCGTTGCAGTTCCGTTCCGTTCCACCTCTTAGGTGGACGGAACGGAACGCAACTCGTTAGGACCCGCTAAGCGTTGTGGAGGTGGTCTTCGAATATGCGTTGCAATTCTGCAACGTTATCGAGAACAGCGGGTCGCAGATACGGCCTAGCGGTAACAAACCACCCAATATGCCACTCCCCGTCCCTATCGTCAAAGTACCACCACGGGTCATCGGTATGATGGCCTCGTTCCGCTGCATTCTTCTCCCATTTGGGTGGTACTGTATAATGTGGACCGGTGCCAAGCTCTACATAACTGGAGTATTCAGAATCGCTACCGATTGTCACATGATCGTCATATACTTCAAATCGGATGCTGTCAGCTAACGCTCCAGTCTTCTTTATCACGTTATCCTTCGCGTGATTGGCCACGGTCTCACCTATGTCCTTATACGCTGCTTTAATAGCGGCTTTCAACTTGCCATTGATTTTGCCGCTATTGTCAGTAAAAACTGACATACAATCACCTTCTATGCTCCAGATGCATCCTTATGAGTTCTACTTCCCCACCAAGTTCAGCAATAGTCTGGTCTCTCCACTTCCTGTATGCAGTAGTCTCAGTCGGCAGTACCCTGTTCTTGAAGTATTTTGGTGCTTTACCGCGTACATGCACAGCAAGACGACACCTACATCCGCATATCTCCTCGGCAGCAGCCTGCGGGTCGTGTGGAAACCTTATTGGACCGTGGTACGACATAAACGTCGCATTGATCGGTATGGTAGTGTTGTTTAGGTGTCTATGACTGTCGCGGACATTCATGTCCATAATTGCCAGCCACGTCTTGTCGATCGGCACACCATGTTTGGCTACTTCCTCGCCTATTTCATATAGGCTATCGTCATACTGCCCTCTTATTACCGTTTCGGCGGCGGAGTGCATAGACTTCTCCATACCACCGGCAATACGGTTCGCCAAGTATTCGGCCAGTCTGTCAAATTTAAACTGGTAAGCGCCCACAGATGACACGGCACTACGTACTTTGGACACACACCACCTCTTGTCCTTGTTCTCGTTAATGGTCTTCATGTTGAGACGCAACATGCCCGCATCAACCATGGATAACACAGCTTTTTCGGTATACGGCAACACATTGATCTTCCTGTCGAGTTGCCTTTCTATTTGGTACAACGTCACATTTGCACCCTCTGCATATGTCTCGGCCAATGTGTCGTTTATATAATCTACGGCGTGCTTGTCAGCAACATACAGAATACTGACAACTTGTTTTACTACTCTGTTCCATTTTGAGCCAGAGAACAACTTTCGTACAGCCGCAGTATACTCATCGCCAGTAAGCCCAGTAACTTCACGTTGCCTAGACCTAAGGTATATGGATATCACACCTTGTATCTTCTTGTTGGCGTCTGCATAGACAGGGCTGAATTTGTTTACAGCCTTTTCCAGCATTTGACTTGCTAAGTACAGCATGTCTTATCCCTCATACGCCCCAATCGTCCCAATACTTGCCGACCCAATGCTCTCTGCTGCAGCGTTCTTGGGCGCGGGGGCATTACCACCGGTATTGCTGATGTCGCCGCCCCCACGTTCTTCTTCGTCCTCAAGCCTATCTATATTCTGAATCTCAAGTCGCTTAAGGATGTCCGGTACCTCGTCGATGGTGATGAACGGCAGTTTACGCAGAATAGTCTCTTCGTCGAGGTAATCCGCAGCGGCCAGCACCATGGTCGTACGTTCACTTTCATTGGAGATGCGATTGCGTACGAAGATGGGGGTATCCTCGATATTGAGCAGACTGAGTATCTGCTGCACAAATTCGATCAGCTGATACTCATACTCGTCCGCGTTTTCATCCATGGGCTGGTACGCAGCAGTAATGTGGTCGTTCGTAGACCCGGCCTGTACCGCGTGAACGTCCAGACCGCCGAAGTCCTCATAAATACCGGCGCGAATGTCATCGAGGTACGCCTTTCTGGCCTCGTACGGAATCTCCTGCGTATACGGGGTGATCTTCCCGTTGTCGGTGTCAGACGGAATGAAGTGGGTAATGCGCATCTTATCGCGCAGCTGCATAAGGTCTTCCATCTTCATGCCGCCGTAATTCTCCAGAATCCAGTATATCTGGGTACAATCCGACAGATCGTTTGCAAACCCGGACCTGATGAGGTCGAACGAGTCAATTGCCTCCTGCATACCGATCAGCGTAGACTGGTGCAGGTCCGAACCCCAGAGCGGTACTATCGGCAGTGAACCGTAATTCATCTCGCCGATTACGTAGTCTCCGTCTGCCACCGTTCGGGCGGTGAGCTTTCTGTACGCCTGAGGTCTCCTATCGATTGCTTCAAACCCGCCATCATCACCACTCTCGGACTTGTAGCGACTGTAGCCAGTCTCCTCATATAGCGTCGCCATCAGGGGCTTGTCCGGGTCGACCTGCCAGAATCTTACGCCAGCCCGGAGGACGCCAGTCTCCTCGTCCCACAGGGGCGCGAACTCGGTGATGGGGAATACGTGCAGTCGGTCCACGTTCCAGAATCCGAAGCATACGCCGTGAATGAGCGCCAGATAGCCGGTCCTCTTGAGGTCCGTGTCGAATCTCTTGCCCAGCCGCTCCTTGGTCCTGTCCACCAACCTCTCGATGCCGTCCTCGTCAGTGTACTTCTCGATGTGCTCAGTAAACGACACACCGTTGCCGAGAGAGTATACGCAGCGCTGGGTATTCAGTCGACGGAAGAAATTGGACGCAATCTTGTTGTTGGACGCCGTAAAGTCGTCGATCTCCTCACCGAAAGCGGAGAAGATGGTCCTCACATAGTTGTTGATCGTAACGTTTCGGTGATGGTCGTACTCGTCAGCGATCTTGGCCGTGGAGTACAGATCGCTCTGCTGGTGCTCCCGGATGGCCTTACCGACTGCTGCAGCCTTGTCTTCCTTGGCGTCGATTTCGAAATCCTGATAGGTGTACATATTAATCAATTCCCCCTTACTCTCGGCGGTAAGCTCCACGTGTCTATGGGTCTCACCAGTCGCATAGTCTTCACGAAGTATCGGGTCGCGTCCATTAAGTGGTCGTTCTCCTTGATCGGTCTATCTTCCCCACCATTCGGGTCCCATATGTACGACTGCGCTTCCTGCAGCCAGTGGTCACAGTCCCGCGACACTTTGATTATGCCGTTGTGCATGGCCGAGGACGTGTCGCGTATGCCGTTTAGCACGTCGTTGTTGGCCGACTTCGGTCTGAATATTTCAGACTGCCGCAGCAGGGCCACGAAGGACGCAGCAGATGGGTCAATTATGACCGGTATCCGCTCGATCTCCGGGGTATATATACCCCACCTGTCGCGCTGTGCAGCGTTCCTCCGGTTGATTGCTTCAATCGCCGGTTGCGCGAACTCCTCCAGATCGTCGAGGTACTCCCCATCGGTCTTCTGTACGCCCGTCTCGCGCCCAGAGTAGTAATACTCCCGAATCGCATGCCACGTGGGGCCGTTCCGAGCCCACAGGAGGGCCGCGAACGGGTTGCTCGTGCCGTAGTCGACCGAGATGGCGTATTCCTCGTGAGGGCCAAGGAACGTGTCTTCGAGACATTCGGAGAATCGTGGGAATACCAGTCCCTCAGCCAGCGTCCACCTGCCGAGTATATACCTGTCGTACCATACCGTCCCCCGATACTCGGCCTCCAGATTACGCACGTAGTCGATCGGCAGGAACGGATTGTCGTATATAGTATACTCCTGCAGGAAGATATCGACTCCTTGGTCTTTGCTGTCGAGGAACCGCTTGAACCAATGGGTGGGTCTGCCGGGGTTGGTTGTGATGTCGCAGCAGGACCACGGCAGCGACAGGCGGCTCTTGAGCATGGCGAACACTTCTTCGTTCAGGTCCGTCACCTCGTCCACCGCGCAGTACGAAATCTCGGAGCCTCGAATCTTGGCTACCTGCCGCACATTGTCCGCGCCGACGCAGTATGCCTTGATGCCAAATATTTTGGTGTAGTTCTTTGCCGAGATGTCAGTCGCGGCAGTATCGCCGTATATGTCTCGTATCGGCTGCAGCAGGTTGCGCTCAATGTTTGATCTCGTCGCGCCCATAAGCACTATCAGGCCGCGCTTATCTTTGCGCTCCATCATGCGCTTGGGTATGAGATACGACACTTGCAAGTACGATTTGCCTGATCGGACCGCCCCGCACGATACGTTCCAACGATGATTGCCTTCGCGGATGTACTCGGCTTGCTTCTTGGTGAGCCTAAACTCCTCAAGCATCGGTAACACCTTCCATCACGCTATTGGCAACAGCCGTATCGTTCACCGCTGTATCGTTCACCGCTGTATCGTCTACCACGACACCAAACTCCCCGTTGTCGTCCTCAACTAGCTCGACAGTCTGAGGAGTGCCTTTTACCGCTACCTCCTGCATGGCTACCAGAATATTACGCACGGTATCCACATACTGCGTAGATTCCAGCGGCTCCTGTATGGAGCGCCAGCGGTTCGGCAGACGGTTGTGCAGGTAATGCATGATTGCCTTGATGTCCGGGGGCATATGCTTCTTAGTTTTCTTGGTGAGGACCAACTGACCCTCGACCAGTTCATACGTCTCCTCCCAATAATCATAACCGGTGGCTCTTTGCAGCAGAGCCTCTTCAACCGACAGATTAGAGACTTCCTTCGCAGCAAGTACCGCCTCCTGCATTCGCTGTGACTCGTTACGCCACTTCTGGAAAGCCCTGCCACTTATGCCGATGTAATCGGTGGCAATTTTAGCCACAGGTACGCCTTGTCTGCGCCAGCCACGAATAAGTATCAGGCCGTCCTCTGACATCCAAAATTCCCTACGCTGCTTGATGCCGTTACCGTCAGTCGGAAAATCAACGTATGCCATGCGCAACCTCCTTTCGTATAGCCTTTTTTATATTATAACACATGGGAGGGCGAGGTGTCAAGGGTAAAACAAATATTTTCCATATAATATTCCGGAAAGTCCCGGGAATCGATATATAGGGGGTAGTGGTGGGGGTGCGGTTAGTTGCAGCAAATATGCCATATATAGGGGGGTGGATGTCCATAGATGCCTGCCGCCTCCCTGTGCCGCCTCCTCTGCTGCTGGTTGCCCTTGCTGCTCTGCCTCGCCATGGGTCCGCTGCTCCGCCTCCCTGTGGCTGCCGCCCTCGCCTGCGCTGCTGTCGTGCCACCGGTGGTGGTCCTCCATGCCCCGCCATGGTGGTTGTCTCGCCTCCTCCTGCTGTCGTCTCCCGCCCCTGCTTGCCGTGCTGCTTTCCCATCGTCTTGTGTCGCTGGTCTGTCCCTGCTGCTCTGTTTTGCTCGTCTGCTGTTTCTGCTCCTGTTTGCTGCCCCGCGTCGCCCCTCTGCTCTCGATCTTCTACCCCGCTGCTCCGCCAGCGGTCCAGCCGCCTGTCCCTTCTTCTGTTTGCTCCCGCTGTCTCCGTGGTATCGTCCTTGTCTTCTGTGCTGTCGCCCCTCCTTCCGTGTCGCCCTCCTGCAGCAGGACAAGGACGACCCCTCCGAGAGCCTCGGAGACGTGCATCAACTGGACCGGTCCGGGGGTCCGGCCCTCCGATGCCCCGAAGCAGGACAAGCAGCATCCGAAAGGAAGGTCGACTCCGAAACGCAAGGAAGCCAGAAGGCAAAGCTGGGTTCTTAACAGAGCCTTAACAAAACGGCTTCTCCGCTTCCGGAACGCAGGCCGAGTTTACGCCCGATATACCCCTCTCGGGTTGTATCGGACCAGTTGCAGCGTTGCATGGTTGCATCGTTCCATCTTCCAAGAAGATGGAACGGAACGCAACCACGACAACCAAACGCCGGTTCCGTGGTTTAGTTGCATCGATGGAACGCCTGGAAGCCCCGTCCCACCGGTCCGTTTCTTTCCTACGTTCCGCCTCGGTTGCACGATGCAACCGGCTTGTCAAGTCAGATCGCTTTACAAGCCTCCGAGATGCCCATGGAACGCCTCTGGAGGGCCTCTCGGACCCCCTCCGAGGCGGGCATAGGTCGCGTCTATTGCCGCACGCCCAGCCATGGCTTCCTGTTAAGCTTTTGTTAAACCTTGTCCGAGATACTTGACAAGCATAGGGTTTCCGTGGTATACTGTTTGTGTAAGGCAAGGAACCAATTACCAGACCGACCACCGAGAGGAGATGAGGACAGCGACACCCGATGGGTGGAATTCCCGTGGCCTCGCCAGCCACTCCGAACCTTGACAGCCGAATAGACCCACCACCTCAGACCTGCACCAAGGGCTAGCGCGCCACCGAAGCGACGCCGGGACACCTCGAAGAGTGCAGCGGAGCGAGTCGCCAGAGGTGGGGAGATGGGAGCGACACGGGCGGAGGTCGGAGATCCGCCAGTGGCAATGTGGCCATCCTATCGGATGCCGGTTGCAAGCCCGGGCAAACACAGAGCACCACCACAACGACAAATATAGAGGAGGAGAAGACCATGACGAGGGCACAGATCGTCGAAGCAGCCAAGACGTCGATAGCCAAGGGTGAGGACCTGCAGCTGTGGCAGGCCGTCGTGTGGATGTACTCATATGGCCTGATGGACTACAAGCAGTACACCCTGTTCCTTAAGACGCAGACCGAGACGAGGAAGACCGAGACCAAATCCGCCTGACGAGAGCTGGATGGCAACCAGCCGAAATCGACCAGCCGAGAGGCTGGCGATAGCGGAGAGCCGCGAATACAACGCCCAAGAGGCGATATAGGAGGAGACACCATGGAGTACAAAGCCAAGATTCTGTGGGGCATGAGCCTCAGCGACATCGACAAGGAAATGGGCGAGATCGCCAAGGCCGAATACGAGGGCAAGGCGGTGGACAAACCCCACATGTGGGACCTGCTGGAGACCAAGAAGCGCTACCTCGCTGCTCAGGCACGACTGAATGAGCAGCAGAACAGGGACAACAGCTTCACCGAGATCACGACCGAGACCATCTACAACCAGATCAAGAATGAGGAGGAGAAAACCATGAGCAACACTTTCAAGAGCATCACCGGCATCGAGTACACCAGCAACGACCTACAGACCCGCTTCTACACCGTCGACGCGGAGGGCAAGAAGACCCGAATCAGCCGCAAGGCGTACGAAGAAGCCAAGGCAGACCACGAGGCGTGGGTGAAGGAGCAGCAGACCGAAGAGGAGACCGATAAGCCCGACAACCTGTTCACCGCCTACATGGACTACATCGAAGCCGCTAACAAGCCGGAACCCACTGAGGCCGAAATCGAGGCCAAGGCGGAGACCATCGAGACCCCCGACATCGCCCCGCTGATGGACACTATCTCTAAGGCGGTAGACGAGGCGTGGGAGGCCGAAGCCGAGGAGGAGCGCAAAGCCCGTGAGGCCAAGATTGCTGCAGACGCCAAGGCCACCGAGGATGCCGTGAACGGCATCGTGGCTACCTTGATCGAGGAGAAGCCCGAGAAGGGCAAGAAGAAGGCCAAGAAGGAGAAGACCGGCAAGAAGGACCAGCCCAAGGCCGAGGCCAAGAAGACCCGGAAGAGCAAGGACATCGCCCATGAGCACAAGGACGGAGACCTGATGATCACCCTGACGGCAAAGCAGGTCGATTTCGTGCTGCACCTGAGCGACAGCAGCTTCTGGACCGGCCTGAGCAGCACCCTGTGGTGTGACGTGCTGTGCGACGAGATCGGGGGCCAGTTCGAGGGCAAGCCAATGACCATCGGGGCCATGATCTCGACCCTCTGCGAGAAGGGGCTGGCCGAGCGGTACAAGGACCGGATGACCGACGAGGTGACCGGCAGGAGCCGCAAGAGCACGATCTTCCAGCTGACCGAGAAGGGTAAGGAAATCGCCAAGGAGCTGGGCCTCAAGTGAGGCCCTCTCCACCCCTTCTGTCGTCCGGTAGAAGTCCGGACCTGACGAGCAAGAGCGAAACGGAGGAGGACATACCATGAAGAGGATACATCTGCAGTTTGTGGGCGACGTGCCCGCCATCGAGGCTAAGGACCTGAAACCTGGCATGATCACCGTCTGGAACGGTGGATTCACCGAGGAGGTGCTGGAGGTGGAGCCGTCCAAGAGCGGCAAGACCCTAAGGGTGAAGATCAAGTCGAACAGCAGCGACTACGTAGGGACCCGGACCTTCAAGGCCGACAGGCTGGTTGCGATACAGTAAAGGAGGAAGACACGATGCCGAATAAAGATACCATCAAGAAGATGGGCGAGATGCTGTCGGTGGGCTTAATGGCCACGATAGCCGACTGCGATTTCCTGACGGAAGACGAGGCGGACCACCTGCAAGCGTTGGCATACAGACTGCAGGAGGGCTTCGCCTCTGATGAAGACTGGATAGAGGCGCTGGAGCAGATAGTGCCGGTGGACACGGAAATGGTGGAAGAGCAGCTGTGAGAGCAGATATACCCGAAGGAGCGTGGGAGTGAGAGAGCCTCGACAGCATACAGAGAGCCGAGGCCCCACGCAGAAGGGCGAGAGCAAATAAAGCATAGGAGGAAGACACCATGACATATCTGATGATTGAAGGACGGCGAGAGGGCTACGGACCCGACCAGCTCAGGAAGACCATGACGGTGGGGGAGTTGATGGACTACCTCAGCCAGTTCGACGAGGAGACCCCGGTCATCCTGAACAACGACAACGGCTACACCTACGGGAGCATCACTTATGACAGTTTCATGGACGGCAACTTCGACGAGGACGGAAACCCGGTGGACGAAGAGGAGGAATGAGACAATGAAGCACGACTGGACCTTCGTAGCCCACGACAACGGCGGTGGGCATCAGGTAATAAAGGTGAAGGCAAGCAGCAAGACAGAGGCAATCAAGAAGGGATTCGAAGCAGCAGACAAGAAAGCGAAGGGCGATATCTTCAAGTGGGACTGCAGACTGAACATAAGGATGTAAGGAGGATTAAGACAATGAAGAAGATAGCGAAGATGGTACTGGCACTGGTGGTCCTGCTGACTATGACAGCAGCAAGAGCGGAAACTTACCCGGCAGTATTCGTGGTGCACGAGATAGACTACGCAACCGACACTCTGACCTTGATCGACTTTAACGGCTGGATGTGGGACGTGTACGGAGTGGAAGACTTCGAAGTCGGAGATGTAGTTGGAGCCATAATGGACGATGTAGGAACTGAGATCATTTATGACGACGAGGTACAGTGCATTCGGTACTGCGGGCGGTTGGAAGAAGGATGGAAATAGTCGAAACGCTCCTGCGGGAGCGTCTGCCGGAGATCGCCTACCGGCACTGACGAGACAGGCGAACAATAAATACGAGGAGGATACAAACCATGACTAAGGTAGCAAGGAAGAACATGAGGGAGACCGTGAGCAAGTGTCTGGAGCTGATGGTAAAGGGCGGCAGGTATGAGAGCGACGAGGCGAGGGAGCATGTAGAGCAGGTACTGCAGCAGATCAGAACCGGGACCGCTGACGATGGGGCGTGGGCCGACGCCATGAACCAGCTGCTGGACGTGGTAGAGGAGACCTACCCCGAGAAGCAGGACGAGAAGGAGGAAAAGGAAGATGCGTAGAGAAACACTGGAGGAGACGCGCGGGGGAGGCAGAACGTACAGGTTCGTCGAGCGCAACCAGCTAGGCGAGAAAATTGTGGTACACATCCGCAAAACCAAGACCGACATTGGGGTGGGAAGGGAAAACCACCCCAAATATTGGTTGTCAGTGACGACGTTGGTTACTGACAGGAAGGGCAACGTGCAGGAGAAGTACAACCCGCAGATTAAGATAAGAGATCACCGCAAGACCATTGACAGGGAGTGGATTTTGGAGCCGAACATGGAGAACACCCAAAGGCTGCTGGAGTAGGTTGAGCGGCTGGCATTCGGCGGTCAATAAGCCGCTTGACAGGCGGACCGTCGAGTGGTATAATGGATTCGAACAGGGCGACAGCCTAAGGACAGAAGATATAAGGAGGAAATCATAATGAGTAACACTACCCCTATCATCGTGGACCGGACCACCACGTGGCATGCCGTGGGTAAGAGCGTCGAGGAGTGCAGGAACATGGACGAGGTGCTGAAAGCCTCGGGGCTGGACTACACAGTGCAGAAGATGCCGGTGTTCGCTGGAGAGAATTGGGCGGCAGACACCGGGACCTGCGAGATCCCGAACCGATTTATCACGGTCAGGGACTCGGACCAGCACATGTACGACATCGTGTCGGACCAGTTCGAGATCATTCAGAACCGGGAAGCGTTCGACTTCGTGGACTACATGGGCGAGGAAATCCAGTACGAGAAGGCCGGGGAGACCGCGAATGGCATGGTGTACATCATCGGCAAACTGCCGGAGGTCGACATTCTGGGTGATACCTTCACCCCGCACGTGATCTTCCGGAATGGGTTCACCGGTAAGGTCAAGATCACTGCAGCGATCTGCCCTCTCCGGATGGTGTGCCAGAACCAGTTCAACTTTGCATTCGCTCACGCCAACAACACCGTGACCATCCGCCACGTCAAGAACGCCCCGCAGAAGCTGGAGGAGGCACAGGAAATCCTGAGGGTATCCGCAGACTACATGCAGGAAATTACCCGAATGGCCGAGACCTACGCGGTCAAGAAGCTGTCGCCCAAGGCGCTGGAATGGGTGCTGGACATGATGTTCCCTCTGCCGAAGGAGGGCGAGAAGATAAACTCTTTCGCCAAGAACAGGATGGAGACCGCCAGAGCCGCGTTCACCCGGGCTTACATGGCCGACGACAACGCCAACTTCCGGGGGACCGCGTGGGGCATGATCAACGCCTACACGGACTTCCTGACGCACAAGGACATCGTGCACCCGACCGACGAAAAGCGGGAGGGCCGGTTCGTGAAGACCACTTTCGGCCAGCCGATGAACCGGATTCTGACGCTGGTGGAGCAGGTTGCCGCGTGAAATGTTTCACGTGAAACAGGCGGAGGGCCCCTTCGGGGACGCCTCCGCTATATGAGCGTAAGGAGAGTCAAGAATGGCGAGGATGGTTGATTTAGACCAGTCCGTGTTCGTGCCAATTGTGGACGAAACCAAGGGTGGGATGGTATACGAGATGCAGATGACACTCGGAGAGTTCTTCGAGAAGTTTCTGCCGGATTTTACCCCAGAAGTTGTTGAAGTAGATACAGGCAAGGAGGGATGAATGTTGGTGATATTCAAGTACGAGTATTTTAGTCGCCTCGATAAGGCGCAGAAGTGCTTCGAGGAAAAGGACGCGGCGGGGCAGCACCCGACGATGTACCGGGATAAGCCCGACAGTAATACCAAGAAGGAGTACGCCGGACTAAAGCAGAACCTGTTGTGGCAAGGCGCCCACCCGGGGCGGTACTTCAAGACCCGGCCCTATGTGGTTGTTTGGTTCGAGCGGTAATAGACGTGTTGACACCATCTGGTGGGGTGTGGTATAATAGGTATTGGAGGTGGTAACATGTCTAAATGCCCATGCCGATACTGCACCCCACCGAAGCGCCAAGAGGGGTGCCACGGGACGTGCAAGGAGTACATCGACTACAGGACCGATCTCGATGTTCAAGCCCAAAGAAGATACCAAGAAGGGGCAGCAGACGTGATTCTTGCGGAAGGGGCTAAGGAGCGCAAGATTAGATATTACAGGAGAGGAGGGAAACATTAATGGGGGTGGTGGTATATGTGGCCGGGGTGCTGACTGGAGCTGGCTTGATGCTGCTGCACCACCGTGAGGTGGCTAAGGCGGTAAACGCCGAGAGGACCAAGTACCAAAGCCGATTGAGAGAGCTGGAGACTGAACGCATGACTGCCGACTGTGCTGATGCTTATAGGCGCGGTAGGAACGACGGCAAGTACAGCCCCGCTACAGCAGCAGAACGATTCGCCAAGACCTTCGAAAATCGACGTGCGCAATTTAAGGAAGTGAAATAATGGACGCTCGGACCTGCCCGAGATGCGGGTATCGCAAATCAGTAGTAAAGGATGTGAGAGACACCAAGTATATGACCCGGAGAAGCAGGACCTGCCCTAAGTGTGGGCGTAAATGGCAGACTGTGGAAGTCGAACGTTGGCACTACGAGAACCTGAGGAGGAAAGATAGTGATGAGCATGTTTGTTAAAGGACTGACCCATGGAATGTACGTAACCGGGCTGCTGGTTGGAATCGGTGGAGGGCTGGCGGTAGTGTTAGGACTGATCGCAACAGTTGTGTGCATAATAGGGCTTGTTGCCGGAGAGGAGGACGACGAGTAATGTTGCCGCGCTGGCAAAATCAGGAGGAGGCCATGCAGTTTGCCCTACGGCATAATGCTGTGATGCTAGACCTCGACATGGGGTGTGGGAAAACCCGGGTAGCGATAGACACCGTGTGGCAGCGCAAGGATTCATTCCGGGTGCTGGTGGTTTGCCCTAAAGCAGTGATCCCGGTATGGCGCGAAAATCTGGAGAAGTTCGCCCCTCCGGGGTGGTCCTGTTGGGACGAGCAGAAGGGTACGGTGGCTACTAAGACGGCACATTTGAAGCAGTTTTTCAACGACCACCTGCGCAATCCGTCGACCCACCAATTCGTGGTGATCAACTATGACTGTGTGTGGCGTAAGCCCATGGGCGATCTGATACTCAAGGCCGATTTCAGCACAGTGATTCTGGACGAGAGCCACCGGGCAAAGGCAGCAGGGTCGAAAGTCTCCAAGTATCTGGCTATGCTGGGTAAGAGGGTAAAATACCGGATGTGCTTGTCCGGTACCCCCATGGCCAACTCTCCGCTGGATGTCTATGGGCAGTACCGATTCCTCGACCCGTCGATCTTCGGAACCAATTACTACAACGACTTCCTGTATAGGTATGCGGTGATGGGAGGTCCGGAGCGCCGATTTGTGGTGGGGTATAAGAACCAGAAGGAGCTGAATGAGAAGTTCCAATCCATTGCATATACCTGCCGGATGTCGGACATTGCAGACCGGCTTAAGCTGCCGCCTCAGCTGCCAGTCACCAAGCAGACGGTTACCCTACCCGCCAAGGACTACAAGCTGGTCAAAGAACTGGCGAAGGATTTTATTGCTGAATGTCACGAGGGTGGGGCAGTCGTCGTATCGAATGTCCTGTCTAAAATGCTTCGAATGCAGCAGATTGCGTCAGGGTACTGTGTGGTACAGGACGGACCCGCTGAGGAGAGGCGAGTGCAGGAGTTGAACACCTCTAAGGCCGACGCGCTGGAGGACCTGCTCACGGATATATCCCCTGAGGCTTCCGTGGCCGTCTTCTGCGTCTTCGTGCACGACCTCGACACCGTGGCCGGGGTAGCAGCGAAGGCCAAGAGGGGGGCCTTCGAGCTATCCGGGAGGGCCAACCAGTTGGACGAGTGGAAGAAGCACCCGGGAGCGGTGATTGTGGTACAGATCAGAGCTGGAGCCGAGGGCGTGGATATGACGAACGCCAACCACGCGGTCTACTTCTCCCTGCCGTATTCGCTGGCACAGTACAACCAGTCCAAAGCGAGACTGTACAGGCCGGGGCAGACCCGCCCGGTACACTTCTGCCACCTGATCGCTGAGGGTACGATCGACGAGGCGATGTACAAATCGCTGCAGCGAAAGCGGGATGTGATCGACGCAATAAAGGAGGGATCGTTCGACTATGGATTTGTCAAATGAACGGGAGAAGGTTATCAAGGGGTTGGGAGAAACCCTGCGGTATTGCCATGAGATATACAACGGTTGCAACAATGATGGGCAGTATAAATTAGCGTATATAAATCAAGCGGCGAAAGATGCCATTGCCCTGCTGAAAGCGCAAGAGCCGCATAAAAAGGGGTATTGGATACATCCACTGTCTATTGATTGTATCTGTTCTGAGTGCGGCAATCAGCCTGAACATGAACCCGGTGGGTCTGTGCCGTTATACGATTATTGCCCATATTGCGGGGCAGAAATGGAGGTGAAGTGGGATGACTAAAACATTTTGCGATAGGTGCGGTAAAGAGATAACGGAAGAATACGGATGGATTACACATAAGACGCTATACGCAAGGATAAGACTTTTACCCGGGAGAAAGCATGCCGAATGGTCTGAGCAAGCGGATCTATACATATGCCCGGAATGCGAAGATAGTTATATTCAGTGGCTTATGAACCCAGAAACGGAAGACAGGCGGTGAAGTGGGATGCTTAAGTGGGTAATACCGTTTATATGGTGGTTTTGTCGGGCGTTGGCCTTTGTACTGCAATTGGTTGGGTGCACCGGCATTATATTCTTTATATTAGTTGGTGTGTGGGCATTGGCTGGTTACATCGACCAAATGTAGGAATAGACTACTTGACACGACTTTTTCATCCATGTTATAATGTATAAAAAGGAGGTTTTGACATATGAAAGAACTGGCTCAGGAAAATCGACTGCGTGAACTGCGTGACAGGTCCCGACTAACCCTGCAGGAGGTAAGCATTCTGACGGGCTACAGCGTTCCCACCATCTCCCGGCATGAGAACGGCGGCAGAAGCTTGACGGAGGAGGCGCTGGGCAAGTATTCCGCTCTGTACAAGGTCCCCACCCATCAACTATTCATGAAGCCGTTGGGAGGCGGGAATAGTGGCGACGAAGACTAACCAGCTGATAGAGGAGTACGTCGACAGCGGCTGGAGCATACTGCCGGTCAAACCCGACGAGAAGCGCCCCTACATGGCCAACTGGCTGCAGTACACCCGGACAAGAGCTACCAAGGACATGGTGAGCAACTGGTTTGCAAGCCTGTCCGGTGCTGGTGTAGGTGTAGTAACTGGTCGAATCTCTAACATGGTGGTGCTGGATGTTGAGAGCTGGTGCCCAATCCCTGTCGACGAACTGCTTAAGAAGTACCCCACCCAAATGGTTGCTCGGTC